AAGGTGAGTTTGAATTTAGATATGCAGATGGTCAGATTAAGACATTTCCAGAAACTAAACCGCTAAAAGTAATTGTTTATTCTGATGTTAGGAGGGGAAATGGCTAACGTTACGATTACGGCCGATGGCACAGTTCAAGTGATTAAAATTGGCGAGGTGATTACTGGTCCTCAAGGCAATCCAGGAGTTGACGGTAAATCTGCGTATCAACTGGCGCTAGATGGAGGCTTTGTTGGCACGCAGGCGCAGTGGATTGCTTCGCTTAAAGGCGCGGATGGAAAAACACCAGTCAAGGGCGTTGATTACTTCGATGGAGAGAAGGGAGAACCATTCAAATACAGCGACTTTACGACAGAACAACTAGCTAAACTTGTCGGGCCGCGCGGAGAAAAAGGAGAGAATCCCCTGACTATATCAGATACACCACCTAATAATCCGAAGAAAGGAGATTTATGGTACAAGCCTTAACACTTAACCAAATCAGCTTCGGCCTTCCATTTTTCACGAAGTCTTTGTCTCTTTTTGCTTTGGCAAACAGAACAATATCGTTGATTACCGTACTTTTTGTCAAAGAGGTGCCCGCTCTTGCAATGAGTTTTTCTGGCGTTAAGGGCGCTGATACTCTGAGAGTTGTCAAGCGCGTTTTCTCGTGGGGTCACCAGTCTCAGATGAGACGGCTTCACGCAGTTTCTGTGTCGACAAATATGGTCAACGAACATACCGTTTGGTATAGGTCCAACCGCCATAAAATAGGCAACACGATGAGCCCGTCGGTTCTTTTTCTTAAAATAAAAGCTACCGTATCCATCTTTATCCAAAGGAGCTTGCCAAAGATAGCAGCCGTCCTTCCCGTCGGCAATAATATATTTACTTCTAAACCTTTGCTTTTCAGAATCAGTTATATCCATATACCTAGTGTACCATGTTTAACCTTGAGGGGGAATATCTAAATGGGAAAATTATATGTTTTTAATGGGGCCGCGTTTGAAGAACTCGGCACTACCGACTACAACCAGTTAACCAACAAGCCAAACCTAGCCTTAAAAGCCGACAAAAACTACGTAGACGACCAAGACAGAGCTCTTACAAAGAAGATAGACACAGGCTTGCAAGGCAAAGTTAATAAATCTGGTGATACCATGACTGGTAATCTAGTATTATCGACAAATACTGTAAACCCGCTTGAATTGACGACCACTTCAGCATCTGGGCGGCAAGAATTAAATATGTCTCACATGGGTGGTGGCACTCAAAATACCATTATATTTAATGCGCAGAATTCAGCTGGTACCAAAACCAGGTATGCGCAGATTCAGGCTTTTATGTTTGAACGCCAGAGAACTTTAGGCTCTGTTATTATATCCGCTAGCAACGGTAGGAATATGAAAAGCATTGTTACTTTTCTAGCAGGTGAATTAAGGCTTGAAAACTCTAAATTGACCTTTGGCGCAAGCGACGTGGCGATGATAGCAGGTAATGGTATGCCAAACGGCAAAGTTCTAGCGCCAGTTGGCTCAACTTATATAGATAGAGACGCTACTAACGGTGCTATTCGTTGGATTAAAAAGACTGGCGGGAATTCAGTCAACGGCTGGGCAGTAGACTATGGAGATACCGGTTGGCGAAATATTACACCTAATCCGTTACCAGCTAATATCGATAAAACAGATTGTAAGATACGACGGGTCAATGACGTAGTTGAGGTAGCTATCGGCTACACGAACGTAATAAACGCCACCGAGATGGTATATACTAATAGCCTGCCGCTAGGTTTTCGCCCAGCTCAAAGCGTCTTCGTTACTGGGATATCTACAGGTCCTGGTACCTCAAGGACAGGCGGTGTTGCAATCGATGGGACTAGAATCAGATGGCAATCTACTGTTGGGAACTGGAGAACTGCTTACGCACGCTACACCACCGATGACCCGTGGCCAACAACTCTACTTTGATGTATAATGGGAAGTGGACAGCTAGATTTAGTAGCCTAACTGTCTAACACAACACTCCATTCTTGAGACCCTTTTTCTGGTGAGGGTCTCTTTTTTATGAGAGTTTTCCACAACTCTAACTGGGGTAGATTAAAAAATATAGAAAAAAACTAGAAAAATAAGCATAAAACCGTTGACAACGTAAGCACGGTTGTGTATACTAATAACATAACCATTCGGTTACATATCAAACTTAAACTCATACGGAGGATAAACGAAATGACAACGACTAAAAAAATCACTAAACGCGACATTGACAACATCCGAGAGTTCGCTCGCTCAGGTTACATCAAAACTGCTTCTGAGTGGACTACTGGTTCTGGTCGCTACACTACTCGGCGCGCAATGCCAGTCTTTACAACTCAATTTGAACGTTCAGACTTTTAACCGCGAACTAGAGACTGGCATTGCACGGCGTTGAAATCGAGAGCTAAAAAAAGGGGGCTATTGAATAATTGGTATTGACAACATAAGCACAATTAAATTATACTAACATAACCATTTTAATAAATGAAAGGCGTAAAGGTAATGAACAATTACTACAACAATCACTCTATAACCGAATTAACTCAAGAGGAGCTGTTCGAGCTCATCGACATTATACGTGATGAGCTCGAGAACGACGGCTACGACTGCTTCGTGAGCGCTCCTACGGCTTTGAAAATAGAAATGCGACAAATTATCCAAGAAATCAACAGACGCGCTAAAATCGTCTCTGACGGCTTCCTGGACGCTATCACAATGAACCAACTGTTCTTTGAATAAAGGGCAAACACTAATCAAATCTCTAATCTAACGTAAAGGAGAAGAAAATGAGCTTCGGCAAGAAAACTTCAATCAATAAAATCAAAGAGCTTTACCAGATACGGTTTTTATCCAACGGTATCGCAATCACTGTCAAAACCGCCTCTGCGAAAAAGGCAAAGGCAATCATCGAAAACAATAAAGACGCGGTGGTGCATCTTCATTCCGACCCGACCGAACTGCCTCGCAACTGTTCCTTGAGGCTCTACTGAGACAAGCTCGAGGTGAAGAGGGAGTAATCGGATAGATGAAAACGGTTGATGTGATATCTAAAGTCGAGCTGAGGAAGATGAAACTATCTCTCAAAGAGCCTATGATAGCTACGATGTACTCTGACGGATATAGCTTCGGCTCGTACTCTTTCCTGTACTCACATTACCGCTTCAAAAGACCAACCGTGATAGTACCGCGAGCTAACCAAAAACCGTCGCGAAACTGCTCTGTGATACTTCCAAAAAACTATACGGTTGACGACCTGATAATCGCTTTACAAGCTGTCATGATTAACCCAGAATGCGTCTATTTTGTAGACAGAAAGGAGAAAACCTATCACTTTATAGACCTACTAAAAGCTAAACGACTGATGGAGAAAGGAGAGAGTACATGCAAGAGCTGAGAGAAGACACGAAACGCGAGAAATTCATAAACGCTGTTTTATCATCGTGGCGACTTCCTTGGTATTTCGACGAGGACAAGCTTTACGACAAGCTGGTTGCGAAATACGCAGAGGCGGGCTTGACTAGCGATGAGCTGAGAGAGAAAGTCGCGGTCAAGCTGGAGGTGAAACGCAAAAAGCACGCGTTAGCAAGAACGAACGCCACCACAATCGCTAAAATTGCTGAAAGGATTTACGGCGATGACTAAACCAACTAACCTACTAACTAAATTAAAATCATGGTTCAAAGTTGAACTAGAAAGGTTGAAAGCACATGACTGGTAATCTTAGAGGAATGTCTCCAGAGGAGATACTGGAACTTTTAACAGGCGGTGAGGACGCTGTGAAAAAACAGATTTACGCAGAAATTGATTCTATGAGCTGTGCGCAATGTAGCTCTTTGGCTTGCCGTTTCATAGATGAGGTGGAGAAGCTGCAGGTTGGGGACTTTGGTAACACACGACCTGAGGTATACTTGGTCTTTGATAAAGAGAATGGCGAGGTGAACTCTGACAAACCACCGAAAATCAACAGTCGTGCATTGTCCAAAGACTTCAATCTGTCTAAAAAACAACTGAGGACGGTTTTGGCTGTGGCGATGATAGCTCAAGCGGCAGAGTTCGCAGTTGAGTTCAAAAAGATGGCTGCTGAAAAGGCTGAAAAGGAGAGTAAATAAATTATGTGGCTGGTTGGTACTAATATGGCGGATTATGATACAATAGAAATATGAAGTATATTATACCTACCAACAGCAACTTAAAAATAATAGTTGACGACGACAGTTACGAGCTCTTGAACAGACATAACTGGTATATATCAGATACTGGATATGCTATGACCCAATTGCACGGCGCGAAACATATACGAATGCACCAGTTAGTTGCTGGCAAATGCTCTAACAAAAAGCTCGTAGTTGACCACTTAAATAGAAACAGACTGGACAACCGTTATAGTAATCTGCGCTGGACTACACAAGCAAATAATGCCAAAAACAGAGAAGCAATTGGTTACTGTTGGGATAATAACAGGAAAAAGTACATTGTACGTTATAAGAAAAAGTTTTACGGGCGTTACAATACTGCCAAAGAAGCAGAGAGAGCATACCAACTAGCCAAAAGTGGTGTTGAATATCAATGTAAAAAGAGAAAGTATAAAGTATGGTGTGTTACCTAGACATATCTCAAAGCAGAAAGGGAAATATTCAGTCTCTATTCAAATAAATAATAAACGTTTTCGTAAGATGGGCTTTAACACTCTTGAAGAGGCTCTTGCTTGGCGAAACATACTATACAAGGAACTAAATATAAAGGAAAGAGAGGATTAGTACTATTTCAGGGAACAAATCAGGAGGGTTGAAAGCCCGAGACACGAACTTGAAAAGAAACCCGAACTTCTACCGAGAGATTGGTAGGCTTGGAGGGGCTGCCTCGGGTACTGGCGGCTTTGCGTCTGAAGCAATCGGCGATGATGGCTTGACTGGACCGCAAAGGGCTAAAATTGTTGGTAAAAAGGGCGGTCTCATCAGTAGAAGAGGTAAATCTAAGAAGAAAAAAGAGGACACAAATGTCTAGCGCTGTGAGACAAAGGTCTGTCATTTACTTCAAAGCACCTCTGAAAATTGACGGCAAGCTGGTGGTGGCAATCCACCCCCAGAAGCTTGCGTTAGTCAATGAGATACACATCTTAGCTTGCCGCAAAGATAATGGCGAACCGTACTATCCAAAACCGTTGTACATCACAGGAGAAGACGCCGTTAAATACCCTCTAAAACCGTCTGTGAACAACGAATTAGTGTTTTTGTATGAAATACCCATTGCCGACCTAAAAGACGGTCTGGAGGCTTTAGATGAGGTCTCAGAGGGTGTTTCAGATGATTAAAGTCGTGCGGTTTATGTCATTCAGCGAGTTTTTCGCGTTGATAGAGAGCAAAGAGCTGGAGAACACCAAGAACCATAAAGAGGAAGATAAATCTAAGACGGATTCTATCGGCTTCTGCTTTACACCGATTGACGAGTTGAAAGACGGCACAATCTACAACATAGCTCGATATTTATGCTCAGTCGCGACCACCAAGTTCTGTGTGGTCGCGGACATTGACGAGACGAAACTCAAGAAAGGCTACGGCGTTTATGCTGACCACTCTGAGGACGACAAGATGACCTTACGAGATATGGTAGACCCATCTAAGTGGAAGAGCGTGACTGTCGATGAGTACTCTACTACGAAATACTCGCTGAAAGATTTGAAAAACGCTCGCTGGTTCTTGCCCGAAGACGAGGGCGACGGCTTTTGGTCGATAGAGTGGAAAAACCCAGTGGAAATCACTGAGAAAGTGAACAATAAACTGTTAAAGAAAGGGGCAGAAAAATAATGGGAATGGGGCTTGAGGAAATCTTGAAAACTGACAAGAGGGCTAGGAAATGGCACTGTAAAACTAGGAAATACTATGATTATCTGTTGCCCGCTGGCTCTGTGTTGTTGGTGGGGCTAGACGAGAAAGCTTCGTGTGCAGAGTGCGGGGTGCAGTTCACTTTTGGAGACATGTACGCCTCGCGCTTCATTCATAATCATGTCGGTATGGGCTACGCTGTGTGCGAGACTTGCTATAACCGTGAATTAAAAGAAGAGGAGAAGTACAGAGATGAGCAAAAACAATCCTAAATCTGTCCAAAATGACGAAAGCGTGTTCAATCTTCACTACGAAGTGGGCAAGTTGATTGGCAAGATTGAGTTCTTGGAAGAGAAAGTGAAACGCCAGGAGCAGGTCCAGGAGAGGGTCTTGGAGAATATCCAAGTTTTGTGCAAGACGATTGAAAACTTAAGCAATGGCGTAAGTGCTTTGGGTGATTATTGCGACAGGCTTGACAGACGCTTAGAGAGCCACGACATGTGAAATGGATAAAATCCCCGTGTTTCGAACTAAAACGCCTCAGAGGGCGTTAGAACGCGAAATAGCGGGTATTTTCATTGTGGGGCGTGCGTAGTATAATAAAAGTGGTATGAAAATAACAAAAACAATGCACGAAATGAGCTAGTCAGCCGTTTTCATACCCACTAAAAAACATTGTTTTGTAGGTTGGCTGGCTTTTTTCGTGGAATAGGGGAAATCTATGTACGATTTTGAAAATCAAAGAGTTGTCGAGCCACCTCGGCAGTTTACTGGTGTCTGGATACCAAAAGAGGTCCTGCTTGACGATAGATTAACTGGTGCTGAGAAAATACTATACGCTGAGATAGCTAGTTTTGGTGATAAAGGCTGCTGGAAAAAATCTGAAGAGCTGATGAAGCTTGCGGGTGTAAGGACCTCTACTTTTCAGGCTTCTTGTCGCAAATTGGTAAGTCTTGGTTATATCACTCAGAAACGACAATACGGCAGAATGGTGCGGTGGTCTAATCTTGGCTTCGGGGCAAGCTGTTCAACGCAGTGTAATTCACATCAACGTGAAATTCAACGCGATGCACCCGTTAAAATTCAACGCGATGCACCCGTTAAAATTCAACGCGTTCATAAAGATAACACAAAAGATAACACAAAAGATAACACAACTACGGGAGATAAACTCCCGGCGGTTGATGGAAGCTCAAAAAAAGAAAAAGATGATGAAATCGCAAGGCTGTATTACCAAGTAATCAAGGCTCTGTCATTACCAGTGGCAAATCACAATGTGGTGAGAGCAAAGATAGCCGAAATGAAGAGGACGTACAAAGAGCAAGTCTGTATTGATTATTTGACGTTTATGCGGGACAAGTACAGCAGCTGGCAGACAAGGTATAAACCACAAGTCAGCAACGCTCTTGACATTTACACGAAGTCGAGGCAAATCATGAGCAGACTCTGGGAAGACAACAAAGAGCAGGAGGTCTTTTGATGTGGCAGATAACCACTCATGACGGCAAGACTTACACCATTACCCAGAAAGACCCAAACCGTATCAAAGAGCTAGCAAAGAGGCTGGGGCTTGTGCCAGTAACCATCGCCAACGGCAAAATCGAGTATTTTAGCAAGGGTACAGTCGCGAGAATATCCCAAGTGAGCCAGCCAGCGCAAGAGCGTTTAGCAATTGCAGCAGAGGCACAAGGCGACCGTGCTGGAACGGACAGCGAGGGCTTTCAGAAATTTCAGCAGAAAAGAGCAGAGCTGTTTAGCACAAGACGTAAAACAGGTCGATGATATTGACAATTTAAGCACGATAGCGTATACTGATAACGTAATATCAAATCACCAGAAAGGAGAAATCACCAGAATGGACGTGCAATCATTAGCTAAGTTCGCACCGCAGGGCGCAAGTCCGCAGGCGTGGCTTAAACTAATCCAAGAGCAATTGTTTGCGAGCAAGGGCAAAGAACCATCGATGGAAGAGATGATTTTCTATGCTCAAACTTGCCAAGCTACAGGATTAAACCCAGCCCGTAAAGAAATCTACGCCATTTACCGAGGCGGAAAACTCACAATCCAGACAGGGATTGACGGCATGCGGGCGGTGGCAGAACGTTCAGGCAAATATGGAGGCTCAGAGCTGCCAAAGTTTGACTACGACGCGGGGCTGACTGTCAAGATTGGTAGCAAAGTCAAGAAAGTGCCAAACACCGCCACCGTAACTGTCATAAAAGTCGTGGACGGGATACCGATTAAGACCTCACGCTCAGCTCAGTGGGAAGACTATTACCCAGGAGACGGAGCTATAGGAAACATGTATCGCAAGTTCCCAGAAGTCATGCTAGCGAAATGTGCGGAGGCTCAAGCATTGCGGGCAGCGTTCCCAAATCTTGGTAAAGTTTATGAGGAAGCCGAAATTGTAGAGGACTTCACACCCGCTCAAGCCTCAGATGAGGACAAAGCGGAAGCGAAAAAGGAGGCAATGCAACGCCTAAGTGAACACGACTTTGGAGGTAACAGAGGGTGATAATCACAATCGACACAGACGATATTGTTATAACAGCCAAAGATGGCGGTAAGTTCGTCTTTGACAAAAACGCTGAGGACAAATTAGCGAAACTGCTTGAAATCAAAGACAAGCTAGATAACGTCATAGAGCAAGTCAAGGGCAATCTTGAAACTAACGGCTTGAAACTGAACCCAGACTTCTCTGGAGTGCGAGGCGACAAAATCAAGGTCGAGTATCGAGCGTTTGGAGCTTTGTATAAACTGGTTGACCCGAAAAAAGCCTCACCAGACTTTTACAAGACGAAAACCACCTACTCACTGAACACCGACCTGGTCTCAGCTTACGTGGAAAATCACGACGGAAAGCTGCCAGATGGGATAGAAAAGGTGAAACGCCAAAAGAAAATCAGTATAAGCAGATTGAAATAGAATGAACATTAAACTCAGTTACTCACTCATAAGTTGGTGGCTCGCAGGGGACTACGAGGGCGTGTTCAAAGCCCTAAAGGGAGACTGGGGAGAAACCAGCGAGGCTGCTCAATACGGCATTGACATGCACAAAGAGTGGGAACAAGAGGTCAGAGACACTGGTTGCTTACCAAAAGTATTCGGTGGCGAGCCTTTGGAAAGATGGGGGACAGAGCTAACCAGAGAACTGGAACTCACCGATTGGCTGAAGCTGAAAGGTCGGGTTGACCTTTGCCATTTTGTGGACGGAGATATGCACCTGGTAGATTTTAAGACTGGAAAAACGCCGCTATCGACTTACGCAAACGGTATCCAGCACAAGATTTACAAAGTGCTTTTCCCAGAAGCTCAAGTCTTTGACTACATGCAGTTTAATCAGCACAATCAAGAGATTGACTTCCAAAGAGTTCATCTATCACCAAAGATGTACGAAGAGGCAGTCGATTTAATAATAACGGTAGGCTGTGATATCAGAGCCACCTTAGAAAATATGGGAGAATAGAATGGAAACGCCTAGAGAAACGCTAGATGAACAGCGAGAACGGCGACAGTTTGAAATACTGGAGACGTTTGACGACAAAACTCTAGCAGAGATGAAGAGTGATGCCTTAAAGAGCTACTCAGAATTAGAAAAACTAATCTTGGCTATATCACGTATCCAAGAGGGACGCGGGCAGGAGGTTCTGTTTTGAAAAAATATAAACTTCTAAAGGATATGCCCACTGTAAAAGCTGGGACGACCTTTCGGGAAATAACCAGAAAAATTGACGGCTCAAAATTCTTTTATTTTGGAGTTAAGGAGGAAGTTGATGGGTGAGCTAAGGGCAGTATTTGACGCCATGAAAAAAGAGCGTGAAGAGCGCCGAGAAGCACTCGAACCAAGCCGCGTACAATATGCAACAAGTTTACTCACTGAGGCAGGCTTTGTCGTTGTCTGGGACCGTCCAGAAAGGGCGTTGTATATCTATAGGCACAATCGTGCCAACAAGTTTATAGCGCGCCTATGGGTGTATACAGGCTGGTGGTCGGGCAAGGGTATCGGCTCAGAAAGAGGCGTCCATAAGTTAATTAAAAAATTAGGAGAAATCTAATGTCAGCAAATAAATTCAAAGTCGGTGATAAAGTCAGGGTTCGCAAAGGGCTTATCCCAGATAAGTATTATGGTGGTGTGCGTTGTGCCAGCAGTATGGCAAAAATGGACGAGGCAGTACTCACAATTGATTGTGTAGAAAGCGACTATTACGAAGTTAAGGATTGTGTTTTTGGCTGGTCTGACGAGATGCTTGAGCCTGCTGAGAAAGCCCTAGATAATCTTTGTGCTGGCGACTTTATCAAGTCTGATAATGGTATAAGAAAAATTTTAGCGGCAGTTGATGGCTGTTATTTATTGAGCTACATCGGAGAATATACCGCCACAGGTTCTTGGTGTACAGTTGATGAGCTTGAAGAGTCTGGTTATAGCTTTATTGAGCCAGACACTCCAGAGACTACTATCGAAATAGATGGCAAGAGATACGACGAGGCTGAGGTCAAGAAAGCTATAAAAGACCTAAAGCCAATTGAATAAGTAAACACCATCGACCAATGACCTACCACACGTCAATAAACTGGGCAAAAATCAATCAAACAAAGGAGTATAGCGATGCAAGAATATGCACCATCCAAAGTACCAAGTCTAATTATAGAATCAGACGGCGATTCATGGTTCTGTCATGACAGCACTTTTACAAACGTACAAGAGGATAGCCGAGTGGCGTTCGGTAAAACGCCAGCAGAGGCACTCAATCTATTCATAGAGAAGTTTGGCGAGCCAACTGCTGAATAAAGTCTTGACCTGGGCAAGTCAAAAAACTGCTCAATCGGGTACAAATCGTACCCAGTAGAACGTTTTATCTGAAAAACACGCTATACTGGTAAAAAGGAAAGGGAAAGGAAGATGAAAAAGTTTAGTAAAGCAGTCGGAGAAATCCTGGCGATGGTCATAGCAGTATTCGTAACAGCTGTGTTTATGGCATTAGTGCTGCGATTTATGGTATGGGTTTTCAGAGCGTAGTATAATCTAACGTAGTCTTACTTATAAGGAGGAAGATATGTTTATAGCAGTTGTAATAATGACAATAGCCAGCGGATTGGGGTTAATCTATCTTTACGCAGGACTGGTTGGTGTTCTTACTACGATCTTTGTTTTGGGGCTAATCAGCGTTATCGCAGCAATCACATACGGTTATTATTTGGAGAAGGACAAAGAAAATGGAGGTCGTAGATAAAAATCAGGAGAGAAAGCAACGAGGCTGGAACTTTAAGAGAGGAGCTAAAGATGCAATCGATACTGAGACACTTCGTGAGAGAGGTAGAAAAGGGGGCGAAGCCTGTGGCAGAAAGACTGGCTTTCATGACCCGAGCGTACTTAAAAGAGCGGTCGAAAAGTCAATACAGACGCGCCGCGCAAAGACTGAGAAGCGCAAGGATAGAGAGGTTTTTTGAAAACTACAAACTAGACTTCATTGAAACCTGAAACTAAACTAAAAACGTATTGTAATTTAAGTACGTTTAAGTTATAATAGAGATGTATTAAATAATCACCAGAAAGGGGGCAATCAATGCCTAAGAAAACCACTAAAAAACGAGAGAAACCACCAGAGGAGGAGGCGCTGGATATTCTGGAGAAGCTCACAAAAGGTTTGGAGGGAGCGATTAACAGTGAACCCGAACTACGAAAAAAAGCTGATGAGTTAGCAGAGGTTATCACAAAAAGCCATAGCAAAGACTCTTTCACCTTCAAGAGTATGAAAACCGCCATACGCGTTTTGCTGGTCGCAGATACTATCGAAAAAGAAAAGGTTGAGATTAAAGACGTCGCACAAATGAAAGCAATACTTACTATGACTGCCGAGACTGTGTTTGGTCTGTCTCGACTTGAGGCTATTGTCTTTGCAAGAGGAGTTGGCGATGATGTTTTTGAAACTTACAAAGAGGAGCGCGAAAAAGACGACACAACTGTCTATAAAACTCTGATAGCGCTGTCTGTGTGTCTAGAAAACTTCAAAGAGAGTGTGGGAGAATAGATGAAATACGAACGCAAGACCGAAGAAGAAAAAAGAAGACTTCATCAAGGTTAACGGCGAAAACGTCTACACGATGAATGATATCTTGAAAGATAATCCTACCTACAGAGAATGCGTCTTAGCTTTCTCCACTCTCGACGAAGAAGACTACGACTTTAAGGCTACCGCTTTGTGAGCAGCAAACTCTGTATCGCTGCTTATTGAAAGACTTGAAGAAGACAAGGATATTAGCAGGTACGTTCTCTTGTACAACACTTTGCTATTCATGCGGTTTGTCTACCAGCGAAACGCAAAAGATGAAGAGACTTTTGATAAGCCGAACATTCCTTTGATAGCTGAACTAGATATGGCTCTGTTCAAGGAAGTCGAGAAGATGTTCAAGGAGCACAATTCCAAAAACTATAAAGAGCTGCTGGAGGAAGAGTCGTCGCGAAGTATCGCTGTAGTTTTGACAGACGCAATCGTTAGAGTGGTGTCTTCAAATAAAGATATTGTTAAGTTCTGCTAAAGAACTCTGCAAAACTGCCGTCTTGCAAACGGTCGCACCTTTCCTTACCTTATTAAGTTAAAATGGAGATACATAGGAAATATGGCAAACTTCTCTGGGTTAAATACCCTCTTAAACGAAATTGACAAAACAGTTTCAGACAAAATCGATGATAAAATATCAAGCGAAATACCAGAGCTGAAAAAGCTGGTGAAAAACGCGGAGAAATCTATCAAAGAAAACTTGCCGATGAAAGTTGAGTACGACGGCAAGCTACATGACGTTAAAGGTCTACGCCACAAAGCTTTAGATAATCTTATTGTGATGGCTTCACAGAAAATACCCGTGCTGCTAGTCGGAATGGCAGGGTGTTTTGCGAAAGGCACAGAAGTGCTTACAGCAAATGGGTATAAGCCGATTGAGGACATTACAGAGGGTGAAGTCGTGGCGAGCTTTGATAATGAGCAGATTGTCTATAATAAGGTTGCTCAGACAGCTAGGATTGACGACCAGCCAAAACCAATGATACAATTTAGATATGGGAACGAAACAATCAGAGCTACCTATGACCACCCTTTCTTCGACGGAGAAAGATATTATCCGCTCTATCAGCTTGCCTGGAGAGATATGGAGACAAGCCAAAGGGTTCAGCTCAAACTATTATGCGAGCAATATGGGCAGACTTTTGACTACAAAACATCACGGGGGGTATCGTATCGCGATTCTCAAACCTGGGAAAGACAAGGACGGGCATTTACGAACAGTGATGAACGGAAAAACTGTCAAGGTACACAGAGTGGTGGCTCAGACATGGATACCAAATCCAGAAAACAAGCCAGAGGTGAATCACAAGAATTCAAACTCTGCGGACAACAGAATAACGAACCTGGAGTGGGTTACACACCAGGAGAACGTAAAACACGGTTACGAGAATGGGAGAATAAAAGAGTCGTTAGCCAAGGCAGTCGCAAAAACGCGAAAATACGACAGAGACGAACTGCGAGCAATACAGAAATGGTGGGACACTCATACTGCTTCAGTGGGGAAAAAGGATTGGAAAGCAAGACACCAATTGTTAGAGCAATTGCAGAAGATGTACCCGCACATAGCAAAAACGACGCTCAAAAATATACGACTGAAGCAAGACATTTACAAGACGTTGTAGTTCTTGAGGCTGAACCATACTACGCGTTAAGCATTGAGAACGTCCATACCTATATTGTCAGTAGAGAAAACCTGCCTGTTCATAATACTGGGAAGACGCACGCTGCCGCTCAAGTCGCTGAGGCGCTGGGATTAAACCACTACACGATGTCCGTAGGCGCTCAAACCTCTAAATCAGACATAATCGGCTACATGCACGCTTCGGGTGGTTACGTTCCGACGCTCTTCCGTAAAGCGTATGAGGAGGGCGGAGTATTCTTGATGGATGAAATCGACGCTGGCAATGCTAACGTTCTTATCCAGGTCAACGCGGCGCTTTCTAACGGCTTCTGTGCTTTCCCTGACAAGATGGTGGAACAACACAAAGACTTCATCTTTATCGCCTCTGCTAACACGTTCGGAAATGGCGCTAACCGTATGTACGTCGGTCGTAACCAGCTTGACGCTGCCACGCTTGACCGCTTTGCCGTCTTAGTCTGGGACATTGACGAGAAGCTGGAAGATAAAGTGGTAGAAGCGTACGGAGACACTGGAAAGAACTGGCTCAAGGTGGTGCGAGAGCTGAGAAAGACTATTGAGAACGACGGTATCCGAGCTTTGGTAACGCCACGCGCTACCACTAAAGGTTGCTCTTTACTAAATATCGGACTTGACTTTGAGACTGTCCTTAACGCTGTGATTGTGGAAAACTTGCCGAGCGACAAGAAGTCTCGCTACCGCGACATGGCTAAGAAAAAATGGAACGAGACTTCCGAAACCAAGAAAGCACACGAGACAGCCGAGGCGGAAGAAGCTGAGATAATCTGGTAGGAGGTCTAGATGGACTTGATAGATTACACTACATTAAAAAACACAGTTAAAGGCGATGGCTTTGTCTACGGAGAGTATTCTATAAGTAAGACCAAAACCAAATTGACATATTTTGATGAAGGAGAGCTTTGCGGAAAGTTTGACGGAATAGACATATTCCTAGATGTGATATCTAACCAGCTGAAAGATGGGCGCGGCAGATATAACTCTTCGCAAGACAAAGGCGACGGCAATTTTCAAATGTTCAAAACCTATGAAGAGGCGATGGACACGTTCAAGAATAATCCTTCTAAAGTTGCAGACTTCATGCAAAAAGATGAGAAGATTTTGGGCGGTGATAGCGCTGGAATGAGCGTCGAGTATGACGTTACAGGCGACTTCATCGACATGGGAAGATACGTCGAGGGGATACCAGAGACTTTTGGAAGTATGTACAATGGAAATCTCCGCTCTAAGCGAGTAAACATTCTAATACCTGCGATGACAAGTTCCTGGGTGAGCCACAGGCTAATCAGTCATAGGTCAAAACGGGTGAAACGCCTCGTAGACTGGCTGGAGACAAACCAAGTGAGGTGTGCGGTTACTATTATGTTCACGAACGACAACTGGCACTGTGAGATAACTGTCAAGAAGTTTGATGAAATCTTCAATATCAATAACATAGCGATTGCTACGCACTCTGATTTTTTCAGACGTTGCCAGTTCAAGTTCGGCGAAAACTCTAAAACACTCTACAGTGGTTATGGCTCGGCAGTACAGTTTTGGAATAACACAAAGTTAAAGAATATGATGAACCAAGAATACAACAACGAGTTTAATGTAGTAATTGGCAGTAAGTTAGAATACACAGAGCAGATAGACAAAGATATGGACGACCTTGAGAAGAGATTGAGCAAAAGAATATTTGAAGAAGAAAGTGACGAAGCTATGCTAGGTTGCATGCTAGGGAGTAGGTAAATGAAAAGACTGAGAGCTGGAGACCCAAATCGACAAGAAGTGTGGGCAGCGAGCGGTGCGCTATTCTCTATCGTGGACTTAGAAATACCACCGCACTTTGATGAAATGAAGAGGCACATTACGGCAGAAGAAGCTAAGGGAATTAAAAAGCTGTTTGCAGATGTAGCCAAAGAGAGAAAATCAAACATTGAGCTTGCAAGAATAGATGGTGGCGTGGAAATCCTGGGTAGATTTGGAACTTTCAGACAGGCAAGGAGGTTTATCAAGGAGAACTATGAAGATTAACAAGAAAATGACTAGAGGAGAGGTCGTCAAACGGTTAGATTCAATCTTCTCTAAATGGGTAAGGCTGCGGGGTGCGAAAATCACCCCCGACGGCAGGATATTGAACAAATGCTGTACCTGTGGAGTAGTTCAAGATATCACAAAGATGGACGCTGGTCACTATATTTCACGCGGGAAGTATGCGACAAGGTGGAGCGAAGATAATGTCTTCCCTCAGTGCAAACGTTGTAATATTTTTCTCAAGGGAAACTACACCTCATACGCTTTATTTATGATTAAAACCTACGGTTACTCAAAGCTACAAGAGCTAGACCGCCGCTCTAAATCGACGGAGAAAATCTACACATATGAGCTGATGGAAAAGATTGAGTACTACAAAGAGAAAGTAAAAGGGATTGAGAGGGTGCTTCATGAAAAAGCCGATGACTAACTTAGTTGTGTGTTCAAACTATAAGATATTCCGTAGATACTGGGAAAGTTTTTATAAAGACAATCCACAGTTCAAAAGAGGAACGCCAGAGATTGGCTTTATGTGGGTGGACAGTTCAAACGCAAGTAACCTCAACCACGCTTCACTAAACGATAGAGCAGATCACATACACAGGCGAGGCAGAGACGTTAATATCATATTCTTAAAGTGGTATCAGCCAAATGATGATTTAACACAGAATTACGTTGGAGACGCTTGGTTGTATGTGTTTTCAGAGCAAAAGAGGTTCGGTTGTCCAATCGTGTCAGATAAACTACTAAATACAGATGGCATAGATGAGAAGTTCAGCAGTTTCACCATAACAGCCGCAAAAAATATGATATTTTGAGAAAACCGTTGACAACATAAGCACGATAATATAAACTAATAATATGAACAACACAAACACCACCACCTTTATATCAACCAGAGCTTGGGTTCGTGAGAAGCAACTCAAGGAAAAACAGGCTCTAAAACGCCGTGAGAGGCTCTGTAACGCTGTTTACGTCGCAAAATGGGTATTCACCAACTTGGCGATTTTGGCGACGCTCTGGGCTACTATATGGCTTTGGTACTTTGCAATATCGTAATTACAAGCTAGAATAGGTTTGACAGTAAAACTAAAAACTTCGTGTATGGAAGGAAACCACTATGTCAAACCTTTCAGCAATCAATTCAAATCAAAATGATACGTTCGGTGCAGCGTCTGTATTGTCGTCGATATTCGCGTCGTTTGTGCTGCTATCTAATATCTTAAGCACTAAAATCATAAACATAGCAGGGTTAGCAAACGACGCAGGTACTTTAATTTACCCATTTACGTTTGTGGTGAAAGACATTATTCAAAAGAAATACGGTAGGAAAGCTGCGCGGCGTGTTATCTGGACCACCTACGGCATTCTAGCATTCGCTTTTCTGTGCTTATGGATTGTCGGAAAAATCCCACCAGACGCGTCATGGGCTAACCAAGAAGCTTATGACGCAGTATTAACGCCTTTTGGTCGTTTAGTAGTTGCAAGTATTATCTCTGGTATTATCTCTGAACTTCTCGACACGAGAGTGTTCAGTTATTTGTGGAAGAAAACGCAACAAGTTTGGGTAGCTTTAATCAGCAACGTTGTAGGAATTGCTGTTGACACTGCTTTATTTGCCCTGATTGCGTTTTACGGCGATTTGCCTGTTGAAGCGTTGTGGGGCGTGTTCATCACCAATATGATTATGAAACTAGCACTATCGTCGTTAGCTGCGCCAAGTATTTTATTAGTGAAGCCAACAGCGAAAGAGCTTGTATAAACTATAAACAAATAAAATAGAACGAAAAGAGAGCTAGAGAATGAAAGTCCCTCATTATGACAAGTGAAATACTACTTTACAAGCGACTTTTCCAACTCTTTTTTTACAGACGCGCTCTTAAACAATGAAGTAGACAATTTGTTGGTTTCGTTTGCGTCTGCGCAAGGCAGTACGTTACAGCGCAAAACCGATAAAGCGCTAACTATATTGAATAAATATCGTCCAGATACCAATATAATCATTGACTCTGGAGCGTTTTCAGCGTGGAATAGTGGATATCAAGTAAACAGAGACGAGCTACTGCATTTTTACAAGGAAATTAAAAAAGAGTTCCCGCACGCAAACTTTATAAATCTAGATGTCATTCCTGGCGAAAAAGGGCGCAAACCGACAGAGAAAGAAGCAGACTTAGCATGTCAATTATCCTGGGAGAACTTCCTATGGTTCAAACAGAACGGCATAATGACCTTACCGGTGTTTCACGAGGACGACAACTGGGACTATCTTCATATGATGATGAACGAAACTGACTACATCGCAATCAGTCCCGCAAACGACTCCAGCACTAAAAGACGTATGGTCTGGTTGGATAGAACATATAGTATTTTGAAAGCTGATTATAAAACTCACGGATTAGCAGCGACTTCTAAAAAACTATTAGAGCGCTACCCATTCTATTCAGTTGACAGTATTAACTGGAAAACTGTTCTGATATTCGCCAACCAACGAAGCTTCAACGGTGAACAAACATTACCTCGTCATATCGTCTCTCAATTAGCAAAAAACCCTAACACGATGACACAGCTCTTAAACGAGGAAATCACCAAACAGATAAAATTAGAGAAGTATATCACTAAGCTATGGGCTAGTCGTGGTGTACAATGGGAGTGAGGTAATACTACTAAACAACTAATACTAAACTAAAATGAACGAAAGTGGAGGAGAGATGAAAACTAAACTAAAAACTAAGTTAGATAAACAATTTGACCTTAAAAGAGTTATTAAAGTACCGATTGAAAACATAAGAGTAAACACGTGGAATCCAAAAGAGCCAGATACTCCAGAATACGAAAAAATAAAGAAATCTATAAAGATAAACGGCTTAAAAGGCTTTATAGCTGTAAGACTAAACCCTCAAAACGGAATTGACTATGAAATCTTAGACGGACATCAGAGATTTACAGCAGCAAAAGAACTAAACTATAAAGAAGTTTACGTTTACAACGAGGGCGAAATCGACGACAAAACAGCTAAAGAATATACAATCTGGTGGCAGCAGCAAGTGCCGTTTGACAGAATACAAGAAGCGTCATTAGTAAATGAACTCATAAAAGAGTATGGAGACTATGAAAGCCTACCGTACTCAGACGCTGAAATAAACGAAATGAAAATGCTATCAGAGTTCTCATTTGAAGAGTACGAAGACGCACCAGACGATGAAAAAGACAAAGACTATAAGCTTACTTTTGTGTTCCCAGACAAAAATGAAGCGCACATGATAGCTGACTTCTTTAACGTAGCACATAGCAGCAGAGAAGACCTACTGATTAAGCTAGTACAAACACAGAACGAGCTACATCACAAACAATAGAATACACCATAAGTATAAACACAAAGGAAAGAAACGAAAATGACAGCAGGACCTCCAAGAAAATACAACGCTAAAATGCACACAAATATAATAGCTGCTCATCAGCGTGGATTGAACGTGGAAGAAGTGTGTCATCAGGTAGGAATTTCAAAAGATACATACTACAGATGGCTAAAAGAATACCCTAAATTAACGGACGATATAAACAGAGCTAAAACTTTACTTATCCGTAAAAGTAAAGAGCTGCTCATGAAAGCTATATCTGACGGCGACATAAGCACGGCCAAATGGTATCTTGAAAGAAAGGCTAGAAGTGAGTTTGCAAGCCAATCTAACCAGACTATACGTCTTACTAGCAGCTTGTCTGAACTATCAGATGAAGAGCTGGAGAAGATAGCCAATGCCTCAAGAAACAGTAAATAGCGCACAAAGTGTACACGGCACAGAGCTAGAACGTATTTATGCCCAGATTGAACTAGCGAGACGTAGAAGCAAAAACGTAAAAGATGGATTTAAGTGGTTCGTGAACAATGTGTTCAGCGCTAGTTTTCCACAGTTCATAACTGGGCAGTTCATAGACGATACGTGCGACCATATGCAACAGTATGACTGGACAATGGACGTTACTGCCCGAGACCACTTCAAATCCACAAGATTGTACGCAGAAATCATGTACGACATATTCACAGCAGAGCAAAACGTCGAGATGGTGTATTTTAGCTATTCAATGGACATGTCTAGATATCACCTTAAAAAAATCAAGCAGATGATAATGGACAACCCGTTTTTTAAGATTGTCACAGATAATAAACGATTGTCTGAGGGCGTTTTGGACTACACGAACAGTCAAGGAGCGAACCTCACGTGTACGCCGTCTGGATTGTTAATATTTAAGCGCGGTATTCATGCTGACCGAGTGTACATAGACGACCCGCTAAAAGACCCAGAAAACAAACTAGCCCCAACAGTAATCCATAAAATCAATGACGTTATGAAACTCCAGATATACGCTATGGTTAAGAAGAACGGGAAATGTAGAGTAGTCGGAACGCCGCAGACGTACTCAGACTTTTTCTTTGATGAGGGGCTGAGAGAGAGATTTGACGTCGTGATATTAGACGCGATGAAAGACGAAGCCAACAGAATAGCTCTATTTCCTGAGTGGAAATCCTTTGACGAACTAGAAGCCATAAGACGAACAATCGGCGAGAAGTCATTTAACCAGGAGTACCGTGCCAAGCCATCATACTCTGAGGACAGCTATATCACACGAAATGAACTCATGACGTGTATTAACCCATCTTTGATAAATCAAGCGTCTTACAGCGGCTCTCACGACGTCGTAGCGGGGTATGACATAGGAAAGCACACGCACCCAGCACACTTTTCTGTATTCGAGGCATGGGAAGACAAGGACGGAACGCACTATAGGCAATTACTAAGCAAATGGCTAGACGGTTGGGACTACAAAAAACAACTGCAATATCTCACTCATGCTATTGAACTGTACAAGATAGATATTTTACGCTACGACGACACAAGAGGGGAGTTTGAGGGCTTCAATGAGCAAGGTCTAGTGCCACGGGAAATGAAACCTGTACATTTCAGTATGAAATCCAAGAACTCCATGGCAGCAACCATGCAATCTATAGTACTAAGTGGGAATTTAGAACTTATAAACGACACGCGCCAAACCGACCAAATCCTAGCTGTTACCTCTGACCTACAAGCCTTTGAAAGCGTAGACGGACACGGAGACAGTTTCTGGAGTAATGCATTAGCACTATGGCAGGAGAAACAGAAGCAGTATCAGGTGAGGGTTCTGTAAAAACAACAGAGTAGATGATAAGATAAAATAAAAAGGAAAACGAACATGAGAATGCAGAGAGTAATCAAGAATCTAATAGGGGGAACGGTATTCCAGGACGTGCCTCATATTGACCTGGACAAATACTTAAACGGAGGCTTCGGTGGTGGGAGCTCACGTATGAACAACTACTCATCAAAGCAGTCTCAGCTCAGAGCCAACATAGGGTGGGTGTTTGCTGCGAACAGTGCGATATCAGAAGAGTGTGCCTCAGTGGAATTGAAACTATACAAGAAGAGAAAGAATGGCGACCGTGAAGAAATCTTCGACCACGAAATCCTAGACTTACTGAGGAGACCGAACGGCTGGCTAAGAGGCTCACAGTTCTGGAGCTTGTACTATCAATACATGAACCTCACAGGAGAAGCCTACATTCTGAAAATGCGGAACGGGGAAATCATGGACGCAGGCTCTAGTGAGATACCGCACGCTTTGCACGTTGTGCCGTCTCACCTTGCAAGCTTAATCCTGGGAGACACGAAAGACGATAGCTACATACGGTTCATAGGAAAGGATATTCCTCTAGGGAGTTTCATTCGAGATATCAATCCAGACCCAGAGAACCCATACAGAGGAAGAAGCGTGATAACCGCCTCAGCAATGACCTTAGATACAGACTATCGTATGCGGGAATGGAATAGAGGATTGTTTGCGAACGCAGCACGACCATCAGCAGTACTAGAAGTGCCGGACGTCATGACCGATGAAACCTACGAGAGACTACGAAAGCAAATGGACGAAGCTCATGCAGGCAGCGATAACGCCTTTAAGCAGATTATCCTGGAGGGCGGAGCTAAGCTAGTGCCGTATTCACTTAACCAGCAAGATTTGGACTTCCTAGCGTCAAGGAAGTTCTCCAAAGACGAGATATTCGCTATGTTCAGAACCTCACCGTCGATTGTAGGAATGACCGAAGACGTGAACCGAGCCAACGCCGAAGCTCAAGACTACACAATGGCAAAGCGAGTGGTCTTACCGAGAGTGAGAGGACTGAAAGAGTTGTTGAACGTTGAACTGGTGGAGAAATACGACCCAGCCCTAGAGATTGACTTTGTGAACCCAGTGCCAGAAGATAAGACCCAAGCACTGGCAGAGGATACTCAAGGAGTGAATAAGTGGTTGACGATTGATGAAGTGAGAGAGAAGCGAGGACTACCACCGTTGGAGAACGGAGCGGGAGCGGTCTTGTATCGACCATTGAACGAAGTGCCGATTGACATGTTAACCGACCTAGTAAAACCAGAGACTGAAACTACTGAAACCCCAGAAGCAGAGGAGGGTGAGAAGAGCCTAAAAAAAGATGAAGACGCGCTGGAAGCCATAGGCGAGGCGAAATCCGTCTTGTACACACGACAAGCGAGACAGTACGAGAACCTCATTCTAAGAGCTTCTAAGGCGATGTTTAACGCACAAAGGGAAGATGTATTGAAATGGTTGGGAAACGCCCTCAAAACGTATCCTACAGCCTCACAGAAGCAAAAAAAGGAAATGCTGGACGACATGGCAGACTGGGAGAAGTATCAATCGGAGTTCGCAGCGACTATGAAGCGGATATATGCGATGATAATTGAAGAGACAGGGAAAGACGCACTGGAAGCCCTCAATCTGAACGACGATATCCTATTCGACCCAATCAGCCTCAGAATACAGAGGTTCTTGGAAACCGAGCCATTGAAAGCCTCCACCACCATCACCGAGGAGACTAAGAAGCAAATCCGAGCTGCCCTATCTCAGGGAATGATGAACGGGGACAGCCTCCATGAACTAACAGAAAAGGTAAATGAGATATTCGGATACGCAGCACAAGACCGAGCCTACAAGATAGCCGAGAGTGAAACCACCAGGAGCCAAGGCTTTGCCGACGTAGAAGCGTGGAAGCAGTCGGGACAGGTAACCGCAAAGCGCTGGTACACGAGTAAAGACGAACGAGTGTGTAAGTTCTGCGGGGCTATGCACAACAGGACAGTCTCCATTGACGACAATTTCTATAATAAGGGAGACAGCATGGTGATACCGAGAGAGAACAAGAGCGACGCCGTATTGAACTTTAACTACGAGGATATCGCCCACCAACCTTTACATGTGAGATGTCGGTGTGTGCTACTACCCGTGATGAAAGATTTGTAGTAGGATAAATGGAAAGGAGAACAAAAAACGAACATGAGAAAAATCACCAAACTATTCACCTCAAAATCAGTGTCTGTCGATGAGAAAGAGCGAACGGCTCAGTTCATCATCTCTGACGACCAGGTTGACCGTATGGACGAGATAGTCGAGCAGTCATGGGATACAGAGAACTACAAGAATAATCCTATAGTCCTCTGGGGACATAATCCCGAAGAGCCAGAGAACGTCCTAGGAACGTCATTAGGACTAGAGACCGAGAAAGGCGACGATGATGTAACACGCACCAAATCTACCGTGAAGTTCAGTGAGGAGGGATTAAACCCGAAAGCTGATATGGTGTTTAACCAGATTAAAGCTGGTATTCTCCGTACCGTGTCTGTGGGGTTCATTCCTAAAACATTCAAGACCAGCGACGACAAGAAAGACATTCTGGCAGACAACGAACTCTTGGAGTTCTCCATCGTGCCTATCCCTGCCAACCCACGTGCCGTAGCGTTAGCATACAAAGAGGGGACAATCTCACGGAAAGACGCACGGTTCATGATTGATTCTATGAATAAAGAGGCACAACTGTTGCAAGAAGAGTTAGATAGTGATAAAAATAAAGATAAAGAACAAGAAAGGAACACAAAAACAATGAGCGACGAAGACATTCAGAAAGTTGCAGAGGCAATGAGTACAGCATTCAATGAGGCGTTTGCCCCAGTAATCGAGAAATTAGACGCAATCGCTGACAAGGTTGGTGCGGAAGACAACGAAGACACCGACAATGAAAGCGATAACAGCGAAAACCAAGACGGCGAAAAGCAGGCGAAATCAGAAGCTGAAACAGCTAAAGAGGGCGAGAACGACCACTCTGGTGCTGATGAGGTAGATGAGGACACCGAGCTAACTCCAGAGCAAGAGGAAGAGTTTGCGAAAGAGTTTGAAAAAGCCCTCAAAGAAGAGCAAGAAAAATAGGAAAACAGAAAGGAAAAGACAATGGGAATGACCATTAAAGAGCTGGCAGCTAAAAAGGCTAAAGAAGCAGCCGCAGCCGCAGCAAAAAACGCAGTCGTTGGTAAAGACAACGAAGAAAAGAAAGAAGCAGACCGCGAGAAAGACTTGAACAGCCGTTTCTACAAGGCTTTGGCAAACAAAGACATTGCGGAACTGAAAGCTTTGAACGAAGAGTTCGAGAAAGACTACAAAGCTAAAGGACAGAGCGTTGGCACTGACGCTGACGGTGGTTATCTTGTCCCGACGACTCTGGACACGCAAATCCGTGAGAAGCTCCGTGTGCTTAGCCCTATTCGCCAAATCGCAACGGTTCTTTCAAACATGCCAGCAGACTTAACTCTGCCGCTGGAGGGTACGTTGCCAACCACTTACTGGGTAGGTGAGGGTGTTGCCCCAACCGAGAGCAAGCAGACCTTTGACGTTGCCAAGATGAAAGCTCACAAACTGGGTGGCTTTGGTAAGTTTACTCACGAGAGCTTGGTTGACACTGCTACTACTCCAAGTCTTCAAAGCTTTGTGGCTGACCGTTTCGCACTGAGCTTGGCTATCAATGAGAATGCAGCTTTCGTTGGTGGTGATGGCTCAAATAAACCGTTTGGCTTCCGTAGCTCAAAAATTACTCCAGCTGAACTGGCACAGGCGGGCGCGGCACTGGCTTGGGACGACTTAGTGAAGTTGACTTTGAAAGTGAACGCAGCGTACCGTGCGAACGCAGTCTTCGTGGTAAGTACTAAGGCACTTGGCTTGATTATGACTTTGAAGGACAACACAGGTCGCCCAATCTACTTGCCAAGCTTGACCGAGGGCGCGCCTGCTACTCTGTTAGGACGTCCAGTGTACGAAGTCTCTGAAATCCCAGAGAACTTGGGTACTGGTACTAACGAAACCGAGGTGTGGTTCGGCGACTTCAAGAACTACCTTATCGGCGACCGTGAAGCTACACGTATCAAGTTTGGTACGACTGGTACAGACCTTGAGAGCGACAAGATGTCTCTGGTTATCTTCAAGCGCGTGGCTGGTTTACCAATCATGAGCGAGAGCTTCGCTAAGTTAACTAAGGTTAAATAGTAGGTAAGTAGTAAGGTAAGAGAGGAGAAAGCTATGTTGGTAAAGTTCAATGTCGATATCTACCCATACTGTAAAGGCGATGTGGTGAAGCTGGACAAGGGTGAGAAAGCCCGCGTCGATGAAGCAGCTGAAGCACGCGATATCGCTACACCGTATGTCGAGGTGAAAGCTGACGAGAAAGCTGAGAAAGCAGCAGAAAAGAAATAGTGAGGAAACTCACCGAGCAGAAAACTGTCCATTGCGGGCAGTTTTTTGTGTGGGTGGAAACTGCTATAATCAGAGGAAAAGTGACCCAGGAAAGGTGGTAATGACATATGGGAGCAATCACGGTAAAAGATTTGGAGAAATTAACTGGCAAGACATTCTCTGACGAAGAAAAAAAACGTATGCAGTTGCACGTTGAGGCAGTAAATAGATGGATTGAGGGCTACACTGGACGAGTGTTCGGCGACGAGAAGACTTTTGAAGTGACACTGGACTATGACCCTGTCGTATTCTTACCTCATGTAGATATTAAATCGATAGAGTACGTGGAAGTGCGAGGAACGAAATTAAAAGAGTTTAGCTGGAACTCTCAGGGACGGATTGTGCTAAGCACGACAGGAACGTCATTCAAGGGCGACCGTGGCGATTATGACCAGGTGAAAGTGAAGTACACGACACAGTACGACGACGGAGAAGTGCCGATGGACGTGTTGTTAGCAGCTTCTCAGATGATTGAGGACAACCTGAGCAACAAGAATGGCTCTAAAACCATTTCTAGCGCCTCCACAGGCGGTTATTCTATAACTTACGGTTCTGGTACAGGGAATACGTCTAGCGGCGCTCAGAGCGGCTCTGGCGTGGGCGAGCAGGGAAGCGTGGCGATGATATTGAACGCGTATCGATTAAGGAGAGTGTGATGTTGTTGTTGAACCATACTGCGAAAGTCTTTAGAAAGACTCAGGTGGGAACGGGAATATCCAGAAAGTACGGTGATAATCCTGTGAGTGTGATTAAATGCCTAGCTCAGCCAATGTCTGACAAAGACGCAGTGGCGAATGGATACGACATAGGACAAGCTTATACGGTATACTGCGACGTGAACGCAGACGTGAAATCGGGCGATAAATTAGAAGTGATAGGCTTGACCATGTACGTGCAGGGGATTAAGCGCTATGTGAACCAACCGCCTGTGAGCCATTTAGAGCTTGCCTGTACGTCCACAGAGGGAAAATGATATGCGGGTCAAGATTGACGACAGAGCCTTTCAGACAGCCTTAGGACGCGCCCCAGACACTATTAAGCAGGGAACGCACTCAATGTTGGAGCGTGCTGGTATCCAAACGCAAGGGATTATGCGCAGACGAGTGAATGTAGGCGTTTCAGGAGAACTTAGGAAGTCAATCAGATATTCATTCGAGAACTTTTTAACAATTTCAGTCTATCCAGCAGCAAAGCACGCAGCCCCTCACGAATACGGGACTAGACCACACTGGGTGTCTGTGAAAAGAGGAACGCCCTTGTATCAATGGTCAAGAATGAAAGGTATCAATCCTTATGCTATGCAGAGAGCGATTGCGAAAAAGGGAACGAGACCTCACCCGTATCTTAAAAGGACGTTATTGGACGTGGACGGCGAAGTATTAGACGATTTTAAGCGTGGAATGAACAGAATTATAGAAAAGATATTGTGATGTGAAAGAAAAGGAGAAAGAGAAACATGCAGTTCATAACCAAAGATATCAAGAACTCGCTCATACGAGCCTTAAAAACCCTCAAGCCAACAGAGAACGGGACAGAAATCCAGGAAGTGGCAGGCTCAAGCTTCCAGGTGTTCGAGGCTTACCCGTCAATCCGTGTTTTACCAGACGACGTGGACAATGAGACCGAGACTAACCGCAGCGACGAGCGAATGGCGAAGTTCACCCTCTTAACCCACATAGAAATGGCTGAGACCCCAGAAAGTGAAGAGGAGGCGTACAACACTATGTATGACCTACAAGACCTCATCATGGACAAACTCCAAGAGTACGACTGGGAGAACCTGGTGAACGTCTTACAAACTCAAGTAACGTACGGAGGCTACGAGCTACTAGAGATGAACAACGGCATTAACCTGATATTCAGAATGACCGTGACTGTTAAATATTCGCGCAAAGTGTAGTAAGATAAGAATAAAGAAAAGGAAAGAGAAAAACATGGACGAAAAGAAAAAGAGAGATATCCCACAAGAAGTAATCACACCCAAAAGGAAATACTTCATGCCAGAGAGCGGCAAAGTAGTGGAAGCAGAGAGCTTAGAGCAAGCAATTCAAGAAGATAAAAACGAACAAAAGGAGAACAAGTAATGGCAGAGTTTATTGGTAGGCGAGTATCAGTCGGAGTAGGCACTGAAACCACCCGAGGCACAGCGGTAGCACCGAGCTACTGGTTTAGACATTTATCACTCAGCTTTGGTCGCAAAACCACAGCTATCCAAAACGAAAGTGCGATGGGGCGTGTTGAGAAGATTAACGACTCAGCAATCGTGTCTCAGTGGGCAGAGGGACAGTTAGAGGGCAAAGTAACGGACATCGGCGTTGGCTATCTGTTAGCTAACATCTTTGGCACAGTAGTTTCAAAGAAGAAAGCAGACGACGCTACCGTGTATGAACACTCATTTACTGTCAATCAGCTACAAACGCCACCGACTATGACCATTGCCCGTAAAGACCCTAACTCTGACCGTCGCCACGCTCTTGGTACTTTGAGCCAGATGGAACTGTCCGTGGAAGCTGGCGACTGGGTGAAAGTCAACTGCGACATTCTGGCAAAGATGGGAACAGACACCTCAAACACCGTAGCCTTTATTGAGGAAAACGAGTTCACCAGCCGTAACTTATCAGTCAAGATGGCAAACGATGAGGCAGGATTAGCAACCGCAGCCCCAGTGGCATGTAAGAGCTTCAAAATGACGCTCAATCGCAACGCAACGACGTATCTGGCATGTAACGATTCTATCGACATCACAGACATTCACACAGGCGCATACGAGCTTACAGGTGAAATGGTGCTGATTTACACCAACCAAGATTGGGAGAACAAGTACTACAACAACACCGCACAGGCTATGGAAGTGAACATCGAGAACAAACAAGTGCAGATTGGTACGAAGTCTCACCCAGGCTTGAAGATTAAAGCGCCAAAAGTTCGTGTGAGTGAGTGGAGTACTTCAAACGACTTAGACGCAGTTATTGAACAGACGTTATCGTTCAGCATTGAATTAGACGCAACCAAGGGCAAAGCAATCGAGGCAGTCTTAACCAATACTAAAGCAGACTACAACGCTTAATAGAAAATAAGGAGGGAAACTAAAACAATGGGACGTTTAGCACTAAACAAGAAAGTAGATATCAGTAAATTGATTGACGGCTGGGACGGAGCTTACATCATCGTCTCACCGATGTTGACCAAAGACATGGCAGAGTTCGCTGGCTCAAACTTTGACGAGGCAGACAAAGCTCAGTTATCCGCTCAAACACTAGAATGGGCGAAAAAGAAGTTCGTGCGAGGGAAAGTCTATATTGAGACCGAGACTGGCAAGGAACTGGTAGATATGCAGGTGGAAGATATCGATGAATTACCATTCGTAGTAGTTACCGAGATTTTCGCTGTCTTAGTAGGAAAAGACTTTGACCCAAAAGCTTCAGCGACGGCTCAGAGCGGCGTGCTAGAGCCAATGAGCGTCGCAGCTGTTACAGGAGCGCTATACTAAGAGGCGTTGAAATACCTCCAGAGTTTGCACAAGAAATCCAGGGCGTAATCTATCGAGAGCGCCTTGGATTGTCGTATCAAGAGTATTTACAAGAGCCATATGAAGAAGTGGAGCGGGCTTTGTATATCTGGAAGCTGCAAGATGAGCGTGATAAACTAGAACAAAAGAGAGCTGAACAGAAACAGCGATAAAAAACAGAACAAAGAACAAAAAGAGAACAAACATGGCAAGCAACAACAGCGTTAAAATCATCATCTCAGCACACGACAGTGCCTCAGAAGTCTTTGCCAAGTTGGCGGCTGCCTCTAAATCAGCCACGAACGAGGTGGAGGCTAGTTTTAAGCGTCAACAAATGGCAGCTGGCAATGCTCACAAGTCATTTCGTGATTTCTTGACTAATACTCAGTCTGGGTTATCAAGAGTGGCGACAGGACTGGACAATGCAGCGTCAAGGGTTGGTTCATTCTTAAAGGGTATAGCAGGAGTGGCAGTTACAGGTTCTGCTGGGTTCTTGGCGATGGGCAAAGCAGCCTTTGAGCAAGTTAGAAACGTGGAGAACGCCTCATACGCCCTGAAGGCTTATGAGAAAGACGGAAACGCTGTCAATAAGGTCTTGCAAGACTTGGTGAAGTACGCCCGTAGCGACACTGGCGTGCTGTTTAACCGTTCGGACTTATTCGCTGCTGCTTCCACTCTTAAGATGTACGGTCAAGAGACTAACACGTTAGTAGATAAAGTGAAAATCTTATCCAAGGGCGTGTCTCTGGGTAAGACTACGTTCCAGGAATTATCGTCAATTCTTGGGCGCGTTGCTGCGACTGGAAAACTAGACGCGGTTACTTTTGACATGCTTGTCGAGAGAGGTATCGGTCTTGATAAATCGCTTCGTGGCACGACAATTACAAGTGAAAACTTATTCAAAGCCCTAGACAAAGCCTTGCCAGACAGTCTCTTGGAGGGACGAGCTAACACCATCGACGGTGCTTTAATCCGTGTGCAGTCTGCTTTTCGTAACCTAGGTATGCAGATTTTGGGAGTAGACGCTGACACCAACAAGTTCATTGCTGGCGGAGCGGGCGACAGATTGATGAACTTAATCCGAGACTTAACCACGGAAATGAACAAGCCCGAGATGAAGCAGGCGATGAAAGACCTGGGCGACCAGTTGGCGAAACTGGCAGAGGAAGTAATACCTAAAATACTTGACGCTCTTAAATGGTTGAGCGAGAACTTTGACAAGGTCGTGTTAGCCGCTAAAATCGCCGCTGGAGCGTTTGTAGCGTTAAAGGCGGCAGCATTGGGTCTTAAGGTGATAAACGTCGTTACAGGCGTTGTGAAAGGCTTACACGGGGCATTCTTGAGTTGTCAGACAGCAGCAGAGGGCTTTAAGCTTGGCATGGAGGGTATCAAGGGTGCGTCTCAAGGGGTTACCTCTGCTAAAATCGGTACGGCATTCGGTATGATAGCTGGTGCAGTAAAAAATGCAACAATCCAGGTAGTGAAACTGGGCGTTGCATTCGCGACTAATCCGATTGGACTTGCAATCATCGCCATTACAGCGTTAGTCGCAGGTTTCATTTGGCTCTGGAACAACGTGGAGGGCTTCAGGAACTTCTTCATAGGTATTTGGGACGGAATTAAAAAGAGTGTAGACGGCTTTGTAAAGTGGTTCGGAGAAGCTTGGGATAACGCAGTCAAGTTCTTTAAGGATTTGTGGAACGGTATCTCAGACTTCTTTAAGGGCGTGTGGGACGGAGCCAAAGAAGTATTCAACGGTGTGGTCAACTGGCTCAAAGAGTGGGGACCTACCATATTAGCGGTGATGTTCTGGCCGTTCTCTCTCTTACTAGGCTTAATCATTCAGCACTGGGACGAAATAAAGGCGTTCTTTACTACTGTGGCGACTGCGGTGGGTGAGTTCTTTGTTGGTCTTTGGAATAACATAGTCGAGATATTCTCACCTGTCGTTCAGTGGTTCGAAGATAGATTTGCCGAAGCTTGGGAGGCAATAAAAATAATATGGAGCGCCGTCACAGAATTCTTCCAAAATCTCTGGAACAGCATAGTAGAAATATTCAGTGTCGTTGCGACATGGTTCGGTGATAGGTTTAGAGAGGGCTGGGAGAGCGTCTGTAATATCTGGAACGCTGCAGCTGGGTTCTTCACCGACGTGTGGTCGAGAATTACACAAATATTCGCGAACGTTGCAGGTTGGTTTGGTCAGAGGTTCAGCGAAGCGTGGGAAAACATAAAGAGAGTGTTCGCACCTGTCGGACAATTCTTTGCTAACATGTGGAATACTATCGTGAGTAGGTTCTCGGCTGTCGGTACGGCTGTAGGAAACGCGGTAGGCGGTGCAGTTAAAAGCGTTGTCAACGGTATTCTTTCTGGTGTGGAAAACTCTATCAACTTCTTTATACGCTTAATTAACAATGCAGCTGGCGTCATCAATAATATTCCAGGAGTTCATATCCCGAGAGTTCCTGAAGTCCACATCGGGCGATTGGCGAAAGGTACTGAACATGCTGATGGCGGTCAATACTTAGTCGGTGAGAACGGACCTGAGTTGGTTACTTTACCGAGAGGCTCTAAAGTCATGCCAGCGCAAAGGACTGAGAATTATCTTAAAGAAAACCAAAAGAGAGGCGACATCAATATCAACATAGACGCAAAGATTTACAAAGACACCGACGTGTATCAGTTAGCGTCAAGGATTGGATACTTAGTAAGTCAAGCGTAGGAGGGGAAGATGAGAGTATATTTAGATGATTTTGAACTAAACAGTGCAGAAAACCTCATGTACTTAGACGAGCCGATTGAGGGCGTGTCTGGACTGCCAAATATCCGCTCTGCCACTGGCGTAAACCAGGGTAGAGACGGTTCGTGGGTGTCCCGACAACTGTATGAGGGGCGCTATATCAGCTTCCAGGGTCGTATCTTTGGTGGTGAGCCCATCGACGTGGAAAACAAGCGTAGAGAGCTTGTGAGCGTGCTACAGAGGAAAAAACTGAAGCTTCGTATCGTTACATATGCTGGTATGGAGTTCGCCACTGAAGTATTCGTCATGGCTAACCAAATGCCTATCAACCGCGAATTGAACATAGCCAAGTGGAAGATTGATTTACTATCAGAAGACCCACTGTTCTATGACAACTCATCTGGAGAACTACTAGCCATCGTCAGCAAGACAATAGACGGAGGCTTCGATATTCCATTTGATATTCCTTTTGATATCTCAGCGGGAAGCGAGCCGTCGGTCGTGACTAATTCAGGGAACGAAACGGTCTACCCGATTATCACTATCACTACCCCAGCGACTAATCCTAAAATCATCAACCGCACTACTAACAAATTTATGCAAGTGATGGTTACTGTACTAGAGGGCGACAAACTGATAATCGACATGCGAAATAAGATTATCACGCACAACGGCTTGAATATCTACGTATTGCAGTATGACGGTTCAACATTCTTCGGACTTGTGCCAGGTATGAACGTGATGGCAGTCCAGACTGATATAAGTTCAGAGAAGACAAAAGCAGAGGTTCGATACCAGTCAGGGTTCTTGGGGATTTAGATGAGAAGATACGAAATTGAAGTGTGGAGTAAGAACGGTATCTTACTAGGAGATATCCGTCATCTGTGTTCTAACGTCAAGTGGGTTATGCAGAGAAACGCCCACGAGGTGTTAGAGTTTGATATTGACTTAGCTGAATATGAGGAATACATAGGGAAGATTGGCGTGATAGACAATCCGTTTTCATTTATGGATATTCTGTCCACAGATATTAGAGTAAAGCGAGAGGGCAAGTATTTATTCGGAGCTAATATCATCAAGTTTGGTTACTCACCAAACGGAGCTTCCGTGAAATTGACAGTCTCTTGCACAGGTTACTTGAACTACCTTAAAGACCAGTATCTAACGATTGACTACGACAATACGTGGCAGGGTGATATTCTTTGGGGCGTGATTGAGCAGGTTCAGGCAAAGACTGGGAGTAACTTCGGGATAAAAAAGGGAAACGTAGCTCAGGGAATGAAGCGCGACCGACACTTCACTAAGAAGAACGTCAAGGATTTTATCCAGCAAATGACCAACGTGATTAAAGGACCTGATATCAAGTTCGACGCGGACAAGACATTCCACTCATACGAGGCTTTGGGGAATTACCGACCAGACATTCGCTTGGTGTACCCAGAAAATGTAGACTCTTTTGCCTTTGAGAGGCGCGGAGACACGCTTTTCAACTTTATCCAAGGTTTTGGTTCAGGGAACGGAGACGACGCTGTACAGGCGTTCTCACGCGATTATCATTCTATGCAAGAGTTCTACTGTCGAGAGAAAGTCGTTACGTACAATTCAGTGGAAAGATTATCTACTTTACAAGAACACGTGAACGGTGTGCTTCAAGCCGTGAAAGACCCGCGCGAGCTTCCCTCATTTACAGTTCATGATGGGATATTAGACCTCAATGACGTAGGAATAGGCGACACTATTTACGCAGAACTTGGTGGGTTCAAATCTCTATCTCACATTAAGGGCTATTACAGGATTGAAAAAATCGAGTGTTCGGTCGATGATAACGACGCAGAGACAGTCGATATCACGTTCGACGACATCAACATAGACGACATCATAGCCCAGCAAGAGGAGGGGTAGTAAAGGGTATGAACAGGCTCAACGACATGCAGGAAATGCACTTGCAGAGACGGATTGCTGCCTTGGAGGCTAAATTGATAGACCTCAAGATAACGCCTCAGCCGACCTCTAACAAATCGGGGGTAAAAACGTATCTAAACCCAAAGGATACAGACTGGCAGTTTTTCGAGTATACAGATTTTAACGGAATAGTATCTACCACTGATACTGTCAATTTACCACCGATATCAGGCATTGGTACGTTAAACAACATAGAAGTCACTTGCGAGTTTCGCCCTCTCAATCAAGATAATCCTGTCGTGATACCTTATCTGGACATTCTCTTGAATAATTCTGCAAGGTTACAACCATCTTACAACCCGAGTTTCGGTGTCTGTATGACTGCTGCCGTCGGAGGTGCTTCAATAGTAGCTAACAGCAAACTAAACTACCAAAACGATTTGACCAATTATTCTTTGCAGAAACCAGTGTACAAGTGGAAGTCGTCGTTTTACTGGACGGCACCGCAAGGGCAAGGTATAAGCTTGAAGTTTCGGTTCTTCGTGAGAAGTACAGACAAAGGACAGTGTAGAATGTTGGTCAAGAGCTACCGTAATTTTTAGGAGGCGAGATGATTTACAGAAACGATAATAATTTGATAGAACGTGTGCGCACTTTACTAAGAGAACGAGACGAGCTGAAGAGCCGCCAGTTTATAGGTTCAAACCAGATTATGACGTATCCTCAAACGTCGGGTAAGCTTTGGGATATCTCTGTCACGTGTGACAAGAGCGGGCAAATCCCTGGCAGTAAATGGGGAGCTGCCATATTTTACGTGCAGTCGGAGGGGATAGACCTAGTGGCAGACATGGCGATTGAAATTGACCGAGCTATGGAGCTGGATACATATCCGTTTTCATTCCCGTTAGACCCTACTAGATACGGTGCGGACTTCATGGCTTGGTTCGTGCCTGTTTTCGGCAATCAAGCTACAGGTTATACGTTTAATATTAGAGCGACAGTAACGGCTAACGCCCCAGTTACAATTAGAGCAAAGAAGTATTGATGGAGGGAAGCTATGAGCAGATTAAACGAAGACAATGACTTGATATCCATTATTAGAGAGCTTGAGATGGATTTTAACGAGCTAAAAGGTGACCAAATTGTAGGTTCAGACGCCGTAAAGACATTCAAGTCGCAGACAATAAACATGTGGGATATCGAAATCACGCTGCCCCCTAACGTTTTCGGTAAAGAATATAACTACACTGCTAGGTTCACTCCAGAGAAGACGCGAGACGGAAAGCAGCCAGCTTGTTTCAAAATCGCTGAAAATCACGAGGTCAAGACCTCATCACAGTATCCACCAATGCCAGTCATTGTAATACTCAGGAAGCCATCGACCTCAGAAAAGTATCAAGACTTTGCCGTGAAACTGACATTATCGACAGGAGACAAGCCGACGACGTACAGAATAAAGTTTTACGCCTTGTCTACTGGAAAAGGAAGCTTGACGCTGGTATGATAAAAGAAACAAAAGGAGAACAAAAATGACACGAAAAGTATTCAACATGAACGGGGGTAGGCACTCACAAGCAGCCCTCTCAGCCTTTATAAACGCTCTCTACGGCACTTCAGTGGCAAGTGGGTTAAATGTTACAGCTTCAGGTGGAACGGGGCTTAAGGTGACCGTAAAAGCTGGCACAGGCAATATCGACACTGGGCTTGGTTACGGACATATGGTTCAAGCAGACGCAGATGAGACTATAACCCTCGCGGCAGCCTCACCGTCTCTGCCACGAAACTCACTGATTGTCGGCTATATAGATAAATCAGTAGCACCGACGACTACTGTAGTGGACAATATCAATAACATTTTCAAGATTAAAGAGATTGCTGGTACACCAGCAGCTTCACCGCAAGACCCACCTGCTTCGGTCATTCAGTCCGCAGTGGGAGCGACTAGTCCGTATATTATTCTTGGTCGGGTTCACGTCAATGCTAACGCTACATCGCTTGCTCAATCAATGATTACAGATTTGAGGAAAGTAGTTGGACTTCCATTTAGCGGAGAATATATAGCAGACGCTTCAATAAAGGGCGACAAGCTTGCTAAAGCAACTGTAAAGGCTAATAACATCGACATGAAGACTTTATTCGCTGCCAAAAATCATAATAGTACAGTAACTGTTGGTAACGTCATGGTTCAGAGCGGCTGGACGCAATTTTTCGGAGACGGCTCAAACACAATCAGAGTTCCTCTAACATTTCCTAAACAATTCGACCAGATTTACTCAATCACAAGCTCATTCAACGGCTACAAGTTCGGAGATGCGGCGACTAACTTGTCTCAGTTTGGCACACCAGTCGGTGCAGGCAACTATGTCGAGCCAGTGAGCGTGAATGTGAGCGGTTGTACACTTATAGCTACTTCACGTAACAATTTTGGTGGTGCTTGGCATGGCATTTCGTGGACAGCTGTGGGAGAGGTATAAAAAATATGGCGAGACAGACAAATTCAGAGCTGCTTCATGAGATTGACAAGAAAGTAGCGGTGCTTTCGGAGGGACTTTTAAGCTTAGCTGAGAGAATGGCAAAATTAGAAAAAGCAATCGCAGAAATGCAGATGGTAACACCTCAGTCTTTACAAGCTTATGTGGAGTTACACGCTAAAGAGCATGAGTTTCTGAACAATAAACTCAACGACCACGAGGACAGGTTAGACGCCATCGAGGGAACAGAGAAGAAGATTTACAAGAATGTTACCGCAGTAGTAGTAATCGGCTTAGTGATGATGCTATTATCAGCTTATGGGTTAGATAAGTTTTTCAGACCTTAAAAAAGAGAAACACAAAACAAAAAATGGAACAAAAGTAGAACACATGGCTGTAAGACAAACATACAATCCAAACATCAACGTAGCTTCTCAGAGAGGGTGGTGTCTTAAATACGTCGATGACGCGATTGACGCGCCGTCTCGTACACCAAGCGCCAAAGCTGCGTACTTAAACGAATTAAACGCAGGACGGATTGATACTGGACACGCTCCAGTGGGCATTTGGGTAGTAGGTTTTCTAGGTTTTTCAAGAGGTCAATACACAGAATATGGACACGTGTTCTTAATGCGAAAGCGAAGCGATGGTTCAATCGAAATCCATGACAGTGAAGTCCACAGCGGCGCAAGAGAGATTTATAACAGTATTGAAGAGCTTATGAACTGGATGGGGAACTACGGACCTGATTATCTAGGATTTTCATACTGCTGCGATGGACGGCAGATTGCTGAGAACTACGAGGAAGTAAAGCCAACAGAGCGCACGACCGCAGTAACTGCTAATGCGAGAGACGCTGCTAACACCCAGAGCGGAATTTTCCAACAAATAGACGCAGGCAACACAGTTGAGATGAAAGGTTACGTTACTAACGGAGAAGCTATCGACGGCAACTCCATTTGGTTCGTTACAGCTAGGAGCGGCAAGTACATGTCTGCCGAGGTCTTTACCGATAAAAGTACTCATGATTTGCCAGATTTAACGCCTAAATCAGCCCCGCAACCCGAAACTAAGCCTGAAACTCAAGACTACAGTCAATTGATTTTAGACGTATCAAACAACCAAGCTGATGATATCGCTAATCATTTTAATAAGTTTGCGGGCGTCATTCTCAAGGCTGGACACGTCGGTCAAAGCTACGGTGGGGATACTAACAAGATTGACCCTAAATTGGTCAAGTTCGCTAAGGCTGCTGGCGATAAACTCTTAGGGATTTACTGGCTGCCATACTTCTCAACCGATGAAGAAGCGAAAATAGAGGCTGAAAGGTTCGCCGAGGCTCAGAAATTAGTCAACGCACCATTATTATTTGTTGACCTTGAGCCAGACTTTGAGGGAACAAAAGAGCAATTAAAAGCGTTTAAGAATATCGTCTTACAAAAGACTGGTAAAATCGTACTAGAATACGGTGGCAACGCCATCATCAGTAAATTAGAATTAGAGAGAATTGACTGGTATCCAAACTACGGCACGAAAGACAATTATGCACACGAAGCTCTAATTCATCAGTTCACAGATAAAGGCAAGATTGACGGCTTCAGTGGCAATTTAGACTTCTCTACAGTCAAAGTTTCATTAGATGAACTAAAGAAGATAGGTCAAATTACCGCACCTAAGCCCGCAGAACAGCCGAAAGATGAAAAGAGGGGTAATTTACCGTCCGAAGACAAAGAGAAGCCCACAGAGCCTCAGAACAAACCAAACAAAGAAAGGAAAGTCATGGAAGACAAAGACATAACCAAACTAAACGAATTAGCCGAAAAGAACCTAGGAATGGCAGCTGAAGTATCAGACACAGACGTCGCTAAAGAACTAATCTCAGGTGTAAGTAAACGAACTAAGCTGATTGTCTACATAGTCGGAGACGTTCTGCTAGGTGCTAGTGCAATCGCACCGCAAGTTGCAATCGCTATTCTGTCCAACGAGCCGTATGTAAAGACCAACGCCATCAGCGGCGCTCTAGCGACAGCAGGACTATTCTTGCTAACGATGTTCGGTATTTACAAGAACGGAAAGTCTAAATAAGAGGAGATATAGTATGGAATTTAAGCGAGGCGATACAGTTACTCACACCCTAGTAATTCCAAATCTGTTTTATAAGCCTGGCCTTAAAGTATTTTTTATGGCAAAAGAGGAAATGGACGATGATGCGGCCGACGCCAAAGCTTTAATAGCGCGCGAATTTGGCGACAGCAATATCACTAGCCGCGAAAACAACGAAATTACTTATGCTTTGAAATTTCAGCCAGGAGATACTAACGGCATAAAATTTAATGGTGACGCTAGGATAACATTACAAGGTGAGTTTGAATTTAGATATGCAGATGGTCAGATTAAGACATTTCCAGAAA